TTGTTGTTTTAAAACAAATTTTGGAACCAATAATAAAAGGTGTGTCTAAAGATACAGAAATATTTACAGAAAATTATTTTACTGATGCAAAATACAATGATTTTTTAAATAAAATAAAGAGGTCAATATATCATGCTGAAGACGATTCGAGTCTTACTATTAATTTCAAAAGAGATACAAAGAACCAATTGCAACACATAGGTGAGTTTTATCCTTACTTTGGTACAATGTTTAATATTAGAAAAGCAAGATTGACTGAAGAATACAATTATATGAATGGAATTATTCATATTCCTTTATTAAATCGAATTCGTCCAAGAATTAATATTGAAAAAGCAGAAATAATTCATTTTGTGAATTCTTATAATAATATTGCCAAAGCAATTCAAGATGAGGAAACAGACAAAAACAAATTTTTTTCACATTTTTTTAGTACAAGTGTTCCAACCACATTGTTTATGTGGCGCGGAGACAGAGACTATATTATGTTTGCACCAGGAGAATTGCAAAGAATGATAGCAAAATTGCACAATTGGATCAATGATATTGAAAATTCATTTAATAAATTGAAAATTAATGGAGACATTAACAGGTGGAAAACAAAATCACAATCATACAACGGATATAGCATTTTTGCTTATTATGAAAATAAAATTGAACCTATAAAAATTGATGTTGATGAAACGTTTTTCTCCGACGAAGAACAATTAAAATCTCAGTTATTTTTAAAACTGCAAGACCACATTAGAAGAGCAGAAATTGCTTTGCAAAATAAAAATGCGGCAGATGCGGTAGAATTATCACAATTTCAACAATCTTTAGAAACTGGTGATTGGTCTTATTTTGTAAAAAGTGCAAAGGATGCGGGGTCAAGTTTATATGCTGGATTTCAACAAGGGGTTGCTGGATTGAAACAGGGTGCCACCGCATTTAAAAATTTTTTCATTCCAACTGATGCAGAATGGAATGAAATTATTCAAGAACAGATTGAAGCAAACAAACAAGTGATTAATTCAAATGTGTACGAGATTGTAGGTATTGACTCCGAAATTTCATCATTGACCGACACAGGTAAGGATAAAACAACCCAAAAAAAAAAAATGAAAACATTAGAAGCAAAAAAACAAAAATTGCTTGACGAAAACAAAAAATTGCTTGACGAAAATAAACAAATGCAAGAATTTGAAAAAAATGTATTTTTACAAGAAGAACCCCATGTGACTGCCACAAATGAGCAAACATCAGCATTTGCTGCTCCAATTCAACAAACATCAGCATTTGCTGCTCCAAATTTACCCACTGCCACCGTTGAAAAATCAAATGCACAACTAACTCAGTATCGACAAAAAAAAATAATCCCAAATGCTGGGGGGGACTTGGGTGGTTTTGGTGAAAGTAAACCACGCATGCCCAGGAATTCTGAATTATTAAGAAAAACTGATGTTCAATCCAGACCTAACGATTCGGACCCATCTCTGACATCTGGAAATCTTCCCACAGGCGGAGGGTCTCGCTCAAATAGCAATGCACCATTGGGTTTCCCACAAGACAATTATATGCAAGTTGCGACACCGTCGAGTGGTTCTAGAAATCAACGACAGCAACACCCTGCTGTGGGGGGTCAAGGAATGCCCACAGGAATGTTTGCAGGTGTTAATTTTGCACGATCTAACACTCCTTCTCTTCTCACTCCTGAGAATCTTCATGCAGGTGGTGTGTCTAGTAATATCAACACAGGTCCACCTTCAGTATATTCAGTTGAGTCAATGGGTTCTCAACCTAGAAGACACCACCGCAACTTCGGCGGTTCGAAAACTCGTAAACGCAGACACCAGAAAAAAACTCTAAGACGGAATCCACGAAAATTGATGTCCCTCAGACAAAAATATTCTCGTCGCAAATAACATATAGATTATAATATTCTACTATATAGAATGAACCCTGAAATCAGTAACTTTGGCGAAGAGCACGACATCTTCAAATTCACGTTATCCGGCGTGAATGTCAGTTTAGCAAATGCTCTGCGACGTATTATTCTCAACGATATTCAAACCGTAGTATTCAGAACCGAGACCTATGCCGACAATCAATGCACTATCGAAATCAATAATTCGCGTCTCCATAATGAAATCCTCAAACAACGTCTCAGTTGTATCCCCATCTTCAGTGAGGATCCCGAAGAATTGCCCGGCAAATACATCATGGAAGTCGATATGAAAAACGAGAGTGATCATATCATGTTTGTCACCAGCGGCGATTTCAAGATTAAAAACAAGACCAACGGCAATTATTTGACCGAGAAAGAGGTACGCCGACTCTTTCCGCCCGACGCGATTTCGGGCGATTTCATCGATTTTGCCCGTTTGAGACCTCGCATCGGCGATGTACCCGGCGAGCACCTCAAATTGTCATGCGAATTCTCCGTGGCAAACGTTGCAACAAATAGCATGTTTAATGTGGTGTCCAAGTGCGCCTATGGATTCACTGTGGACAGCGCCAAGTCTGCCGCGGCGTGGGAGAAAATAGAGGCGAAAATGGCAGCAGATGGAAGTTCCGCGGGAACCGCGAGTGAAATCGCCTTTGCGAAACGTAATTTCGAACTGCTCGACGCCCAGCGTTATTTCAAAGAGGACAGTTTCGATTTCGTCTTGCGTAGTGCGGGCGTATTCACTTGCCCTGTCATAGTGAAGAAAGCGTGCGCCATTATGCAACGCAAGTTGCGCACATTCAGTGATGCGATAGATGCCGATACGGTGCCCATTTTGGCAACCGAGGTGAGCGGTGTTAAAACAACGATGGATAATTGCTACGATATTATCCTAGAAAATGAGGATTACACTTTAGGGAAGGCGCTGGAGTATTATTTGTATCAGACGTTCTTCGTAGAAAAGAAGACGATGAATTTCTGCGGTTTCAAGAAGTTGCATCCGCATGACTCGTCGAGTCGCATTCGCGTGGCGTTTATTGAACCTGCAGACAAAGTGTTGGTAAGAGAGCATTTGCGCGAGGCGTGCACCAAATTACAAGAGGTTTATGTGACGATTCACTCGAAGTTTTAAAGGATTTTAAGATGTTTATGAAAAGGATGTTTTTTCTTTTTCATAAAGAGGTTATTTGGTAGTTACATGCGGAGCACATTGATAAAAATCTTGTTAAATATAAAAGAATATAGAATTGTTTCTCTATGTATTTGAAATGGACACTGATACTGTAATATCAGACATCACTGATAATAATTCCATCGATTCACAAAAACAGGATGAACTGCGCACAAGGACAGAGCAAAATCTAAATAATCTCACTAACGACCCACTTAAAGACAAATGCAAAGAATTCGGAATCAAAAACGCATTCAAAATGAAGAAACACGAATTGGTGCAATCTCTATTGTCAGAATTTTTAAAACTGATTCCCGAGTGCAAAGATAAAAAAGTCAATGACTTGAAGACTATTTGTAAACAATATAACATTAAGTTTGGTGTTGGGACCAAGAAGGACGAATTATATTGGTTAGTTCTCAACTATTGTTCTGACAACTTGGTTTTCAAGTTGGTTGTAGAGGAACCAAAAGAAGAACTCAAGGTTGTAGAAGAACCCAAGTTATCAATGTTGGAACAATTAGAGAAGCAACGTCGAGAGATAGAGACAAAAATGCAAGACGAAATAAAAAAACAAGAGGATGAAACACGTCGCAAACAAGAGGAAGAAGAACAAAAACGACTATTAGAGGAAGAAGAAAAGAAAAGCAAGGAGAAGGAAGAAGCAAAGAAAAAGAAGCAATCTATTCCAAAGAATGTGCGCATCATAGTGTGGAACCATTACATTGGTGAAGATATAATACGTCATCGCTGTCTCTGTTGCAAGAAGGTATTGATTTCGAATACCAATTTTGAGGTGGGACACGTTTTGAGTGAAAAGAATGGCGGGACCCATGAAATCAACAATTTGCGACCGATTTGTTTTGCATGTAACCACTCGATGGGTGCCGAGAATATGATAGAATTCGTTGTTAAGTATGGATTGTATATTGGGTAGTTGGGAGATGCCAGGCGCGCTGGGCGCGCCATTTTTAAAAGTGTATTCATTGAGGGAGGTATTCAATGGGGGGTTTTAAAATAGCGCGCCCAGCGCGCTTGAATGATTTAAAATTAATAAACTCATTTTATTAATTTTATTCGTCTTCATTATTAATTTCTATTTCAATCTCAATTATTTTAATTCTACACCCTGAAAATCCACCCCTATATTTTTCATTTGAAAACGGTTTTAAACCCATATTTTTTAAGTCGCGATTATATTTGAATCCAAGTCTTAGCATTCCAGCAATGACTTCCTTGTCTGTCATTTTACTTTCTTTAACAATCCACTCTTTTGGCACGCGACTATCATCATCAATCTCACAATGTTCATCAAACCACATTCTAAATACATCATTTTCCATTTTTGTCTTACTTGCATCGCTTTTAAACTTATCAGGAATATCACCAATCCCACTAACAATATATTTTTTAGCATAATCAACAATCAACTCAAAGACTTCATTGTGATATTCTTGTTTAATTCTGTCACCTAAACTAGTATCAGCGATGAACTGTAATCGGTCAGCATTCTCACTTTTTCTTGTTCCAGTTCGGTCAAAATGCGACCCAAACGTAATTTGTTTGTATCGATTGTAAACTGCTTCTTCAGTTGGGTCAATTGATGGAATATGATTACTAAGAATGAATGTCTTATATAGAATATTGATTGCCTCACTGGTTCCATACATAATTTCATTTTCTATTGGTTTGCCCTCTGCTATTTGTTTCATAAGAACTGAAGCAAGTTTTTTATCTTTTGAAAATTCTTCCAACCAAACAAGACGTTTGCCTTTTGTCATACAAAGTTGTTTATGAACTTTTGCATTTCCTTCTTCTAATAACGTTTTCTGCGCTTTATAAACATAATTTGGCATTAAATCACAAAGAATATCAAAATAGAATGTCTTTCCATTGTCACCCTTTCCTCCATCAGTGCCATCAATCATAAAATACATAGATTTTTCCAGATGAGGCATACCAAGAAATGAATATCCAATTACACTCAGAAAATATTCAAGATGTTCTTCATTATTATTAAGAATTTTCTTTAAAATGTCTTTCATAAATTGTTTTTTGACAGCATCCGCGGGTTTCCAATCATACTGAATTACATCAGTTAAATAATCATCCCATGTCAAACCAAATCTGAATATGCCAGTTTTCAAATCCACCATTCCATTTTTGAAAGCAAGTTTATATTGATTGCAATTTAGTTTTTCTTCAAAAGAATCATCAATTAATTGACCACGCAAAAAACGAATACACATTGTTGCGTATGATGATGCATTAATTGTTTTATATTGTGTCATGTATATTTTTTGTGTAGCAATAAGTTTATCTTTTTCCGCGCCCTCGGCAACCATTATCATGCGTGAAATCTTAAGTTGTGAAAAATCAATAAATTTACGAATGACCATAATAATTGAATACGATGGTTCTTTCACTTGTCCCCACAATTGGGTTTCCTCGTTTAATAAATACCATTTTTCCTTGCATAATTTTAATATTTTTTTTAACTCAGGAGCAATTATTTGACTGCATCGCAACACATCATTAATGTCATCATTCGAAATAAATAACGGTGGTTTATGTTTGTCATTTATTTCACGAAATGCTTCAGGATTACTTTGTTTTGCATACCAATAAAATGATGAAATTGTGATAGACCCAGGTTTAAATGAATCCCACACTGCATTAAATGCGGTTTCATCATAGAGGTCTTTGCTTCGCATTGATAATTCACGAGCAACGCTAATATAATCCTCCGACTCTGATTTGAGTGACCATAAAATATTTCGCCAATCATCATAACAACCTTTGGAGCAGATGTATTTATCATCAATGATTCGACACATTTCTGCAATTTTTTCAGACCCATTGCAAGGCGCAACATTTTTGCTATTATGATGGCATTTCTTCATCATTATTAACCCCTTTTCCAAATCTGTTTTTGAAATATTAATAATTGGTTTATCGGCGTTAATCAATCCATTTAGTGGTGCATATGATCCGAATCCGCACAATAATTCAACACCACATTTGTCAGTTTCACCGTCTCTATGAAACTGCATCTTTTTTGATTCCGGCGCAAAGTCTTGAGAAATTATTAATATATGTTTGCCATATAATTTTCGTGCTGATTTGTAATATGGTGTGTTCCACGCAATGGTGTCATACTTGTCTTCGTAGTCTTCTGTGTCAATGTCAATTTGCATAACTCTGGATGTGTCCATCGAAATGTGAGTAAATGTCGATTTGAAAGCGGGTGAATTTAATAGGTCTTGACGTTTGCGCAAAAGTTCAGCATCACTAAAATCATGAATGTTTGGTTTTCCATTATATAGCGGGTGATTAATTGAATTTAATATTTTTTCGTTGCCCGTGATTGTAAGTGAAATTGGAAACCATTTTATGTTATGTTTATTGCAAAAATCAGACAAGGCATCTGTGGTTTGGTTGTTGAGTTTCATATTATAATATTGGCAAACATTATAATTTGATAATTTTGAAGCACTGAAAATTATTCAATTATTCCTAAATATTTTGTATCTCATGGTTTTTTTATAAGTTCCATTTTCTAATTTGAATAATATATTATTATTGGAAAATGTATATCCCTGTTTTCTAAGAATGCCTCTTACTACATTTAAGTAGGGTCGTTTGCAATCAAAATTGGGTTTAAAAGAAGATATTTCCGAACATGCAAAACATTTTTGTATTTCATCCTTCATATTTAGTATGGCAGTTTGTTTTTCTGTGTCTGCATCTAGTTCACATAAAACAAAAGACTGATTTGCATCCAATTTTAAAATATCAATGAGTTTTTTGCATATTTCTTCACGCTCTGTTTTATATTGTTCGCAGAGTTTGATGCGCATATTTTATATTAGACTGAGAGAAAAATCTCCGAATATCTATATTGTTTGTATTAGAAATGTCTTTCCCTTTCATAAAGAGGTTATTGTGCGAGGTTTGGACCTTTACTACGAGGCAAAAAAAAATTTTGGGGTATTTTGGATGGTTGTTAAAACTTCCCTTTAATCCTTGTAAAAACGGATTTGGTAAATTCGAAAAAATGTTTTATTAGAAGGTTTTATTTTTGGTCCAATAATTTACAAGAAAACCTAAGTTTTCTTGTAAACAGTTTTATGAAAAACTTATGTTTTTCATAAAATAGAGGCGTTGTTCAAAACCATCAAAAATGGGTATTTTTGTCATCTTCTCTATTTTCATAAAACATATTTTAAAACAACATAGAGGCGTCATCCGTCAATATTGTATAAACGCATCAAAATGACGGATAAAAATATTAAAAATGAGCAATGGACTGTAAAGACACTTATTACAAAAATAAGCAATGATGAGATAAGTAAACCCAAATTTCAGCGAAAACGAAAATGGGACATCGTCCCAAAAAACGAGAACACCCCCAATGAGAAGTCCTATATACAATTCCTATTTGACACCGAAAACAGCGTTCATGCAATCACTTTTGGACAGGAAACCACTTCTCGTGGGATATCTTTTTCAAACATTGACGGCAATAATCGCATCAACGCCATCCGACATTTCATAGAAACCCCATTTGAAATATTTGTCGACCATTTGGACGAATTGAAAACGTTCATCGACGGATTACCCAATTTGGAAGTTGTAGACAAAGATTTATTGAAACAAATATTCGACGAAATGTCTTACTATCACATCATGCATTTTAAATATCAAAAATATTTCATTGACAATAAACATGATATCCTGTATGCAAAAATCAAAATACATAGAGACGAATTTGAACCAGTAATTGAAAAACTGCAGGCAAAAATGACGATTTATGGCGGAGAACATTTCGACACCAATGTGAAAATTAATGTGAACATTTTTGAAGGTTACAACACAGATGAATTGTGCAAAACATTTGAGGACATAAACAAATATAATGGCAAATTGACGGAAACCGAATTGTTGGCGTGTCGTTTGTACAAAGAAATAGACTTTGACATTGCTGACCGACCATTCAAAACTGAATTGGACCAATGTATAACTGAATATTATGATAACAAGGCAACGGGTGAAGTTCTTAGTTGTTATGTGTATGACCCCACCAAGGACAAAATCAATGCGCACGATTTCATTGTCGGGTTTCAACTGTTGTGTAGCAAGAAATTTGACTTCATTGATGAACCCGATGTTGATGATTTATCACTGTTTTTCAAATTATACAAGTCATCATACGGTAGTTATTTGGGCACATTCAACAGTGAAAATGTGAATGCATTCAAAGACAAAATACTAGAATCGTGCAACATTTTGCAAAGAATATTCTTGTCTATTTTCACCGAAAAAATTACTAACAAACTTTTTAACAACGCGTGTCAAGATAAATTGAAAACCCTTAAAAAGAACAACCTGGTTTTACTGCTGAGTTCCATCATTGGATACATAAATAAAAACGTGGATGAATCTGTCATTAAAAACAGTCTGGAAAAATGTTTGCTCTATCATTTCATGTTGAGCGATTTGAAAAATAAGGACCAAAAGGATGCTTTGAAAAACTATGATTCTATTACATATAAAGCAGGCGGCGGAGTGATTGACATTTTGACAAAAACTCTATTGGCAAATCCAGAAAATATTAGCAACAATTTAACATCTGAATTGTTCAGTCGATTGCTGACCCAATTGTGTGAAGAAGTTCATAAACCACATGAACGAAAACTTGATAATAGCGATAAAAACAGAAACGACAAACGTAGACCGTTGAAATTCTTTGAGAAGACACTCATGTTTTATTATTACAAGGAAAAGATCCCCACTAATATGTTAGACAATGAATTCAGCATTGAACACATTTGTCCAAACAGTTGTGAATGGGATGCCGTCTTAGACAAAGACCGAACCGGCAATTTAATACCTATAATTGCATCAATGAACTGTGCAAGAGGTAATAAACATATAAATGAATACAAAAAGGGGGAACCGGGTAAAGCGTTCTGCAATTTTATAAGAGACATTGTGCCAAGCAATGAAGAGTATGACAATATTGTATTGCATGACAAAAAACCCAAAATCAAAAACAATGAATTGTACAATGCCATGTGTGTGAAAAATGAGGAATTGTACATAATGAATTTTGTTGAATTATTGTTTCCATAATTATACATAAAGATTTGAGTTTATAGTTATTATATAATGCAATTTGTTGAAACCACTATTGAAGATAATAAAATCACAGAAACTCCCACAAACAAATCAGAATGCAAATCGTGTCAAACTAAATTCGAATCCGAAAAAAAGGCAATTCATTGCAGATGGTGCGACGGATGGGAAGAGGACGACGACGAAACTTCCGAAGGAAGTAACTGTTGCGAAGCAACAAAAGGAAGCGATTCTGACCAATCAACTTCAAATGCAACCTCGTTTTACTGTCGTAAATGCACTCGTAGGTGTTGGCACTGTGAAGTTAGAGGATGCCTGGAATGCGTCGATGTGGTATGTTGTGACTGCTGTGTTCGCATGTGCATGGACTGTGCAAACAATGATATTCTGTGTGGTTGCTACGGTGAATGTTATTGTTGTGGACGCGACATCAATCGTGGGGCGAATGGATGGCCTTGCAATGATTGCGACAAATGGTATTGTGATGGGTGCCGGTATGGTGACAATGATTGCCAGGAATGCAACCCGCGCGAAACTTCCGATGAAGAAGCAACAAAAGATGATGAAACTTTTGAAGAGGAAAGTTCCTACATAAATGATGAGGAAAAGGTCGAAACTTCCTTAGGAAGTGACAGTTGCGAAGCAATTTTAGATGAAAATGCCATCATGAATACAGAAGACATGGATGTTGCGGAACCTTCCGTAGATTCAACATTATTACTGTTTGCCTAATTGATCCACAAATTCCTGTGTTTTCGCCTGTGCAAATTCGCGCAACTTATCATCCTCGATATCTGCCAAATCATGAAACTCATTCACTTTCTTCTTTAATTCCTTCGACTCCTCGTCAATTTCGGCAACATCATTTGCTATGTCTTTCTCCGCCTTCGCGCGATCTTTCAACGATTTCTTGTATTTACGTTCCAACAGTTGTTTCAATTTCCTTGTGAACTTCTCTTTTTTGGCAATTTTTTCATTGAATTTAGTAATTTCTTTGCGCGTCTCTATCGTCATCGTTTTGATTTGCATCTTCAAATCATTTTTTTGAACTGCACTATCAGCAGATCCGCTGGGTCCTTCAGACCCCAAAGTTCCTTGAACGTCAGGCAATCCTTTCATCTGAATCCGGATGTTCTTTGCAAACAGTTTGGCATCCTTATCCTTTGTTTTTGCTGCTTCTCTTAACCCTTGAATGTCAGACTGCAATTCCATTATTGTGGGGTGAGATTCAAATACTGCGCGTTTTGCTGGGATACGGCATTTGCTTTTGATGTTGTGGAATGCCGACTGCATATATCTCTGATAATCATTGTCGATGTCCTCTATGGGTCTTTCTTTTGCTTGGGCGCCGCCACTCATTGTACTGTCGCGCATTTCTTCCGATGATTTGTATGCCTTGCGTGTACCCCGATGCGCACGGACCCTTTCATTTATCTTGTCTGTCTTCTCCTTCAACGTCCTTTTAAAGTCCTTTAATGATTCTTTTACTTCTTTTGTAAGATCCTTGGTCTCTGATTTGCGCTCCTTGACATACGCTACAATTTCCTTTATAGTTTGTGTTGCTGCCTTCTTGCACGCTGCCTTTGCCTTCTTTGTCTTAACACTTGCATGGTCACAAAGCAACTTCATACCATCGAATGACTTTGCTGTAATTCCCTTGAAACTTCGGTTTGCCTTCTCTATCTTTTCCAAATCCTGTTTCACCCGCGCTTCCATCTCGGCAATGCGCGGTTTCTCGAGCGCCCTTATGAGCGGCGCGTCGTACTCTTCAAAGAGCGCACTTCCTTCAGGAAGCAATGGAACATTAACCCTCTTTATAATCGGTTGCGCAAACACGCGCGCATCCTTCTCTCGGTTCAAATAACTCACATACCCCGAAATCTCGTCCAAGAACCGCGTCTCGCCTGCACCCGTAAATCGCCCCGCGCCGTCCAAATACTCCTGTGAAAACGCGGCAAATTCCGTCTCCATTTGTCTGGGGCGTTCTTTGCACAAATTCATCAGTTTCACAAACTCCATGGGGGATGTCGTAATGGGCGTGGCAGTCATCAGCATCAGTCGCACCGAGTCGGCACCGGAAACTTCGTAGGATCGCATCACAGATTCGTGGAATGCTGCCATATCGGGTCGTTCCAAAGCAGACAAATCGGTTTCACCATACAGTTTGTGTGCTTCGTCGATGATTAGCAACGTCTTTCGCAAGGGATCCAACGTTCCGTTGCGTTTCACGAGTTCTTGATACATCGAGTTTTTGCCGGAAACTAGATTGGAGAATTGCTTGTATGACATGGGTCGAATCGACCACGCCTTGGAAAGGAGGCGCATTCGCGCCTTCGTGTCTTTAGACGATGGTATTGTTCCCAGTTGTCGCAACGAATCACTACATATTTGGTCAAACATGTTTTTCCAAATATCGGTTTTTAATGTTGTGCGCGTTACCCACAGAATGGTGTATCCCTCTTTTTCAAAAGAGGTCGTAGCAGTGGCGATGGCAGTGCACGTTTTGCCGGTTCCTACACTATGTGCGAGCAAGATGCCCTTGTGATTCACCAAGTCGGGTGTAAAATATCGGCGCACGAAATTCTGTGTTTTGTTGAAATGGATGATGGAACTTTTATCTTTTTGTTCGGTTTCCTTACCATCATCATTTTGAGTCCCTTGGACCGTCGGTTCCGTTGGAACCTTGGGACATAAATTCTCCATTTTGGCGTCTGCCCATTTGTACTCGTGTTCGTAATTGTCCTTAATGTATTCGCGCATTTCCTCATACGTTTCGGGTTCTCCTTCGGTCCCATTAACCACGTTCAAACCTTGCAATACACCAATCAACTTTGCGTCTCTAGTCAAATTCAACAATTCCAGTGTTTCTTTTTCTAAGTCGCGGTTTTCTACAGGTTTAATCTTAGGGATAGCAACCTTGTTTTTGTATTTTGGCAAAACAAGTGCATTGATGAGTTTGCTATTACCATTGGCACCCTTTGCTTTTAGCATTTCCTCGATTGCGCGTCTTTTGCTATTGGATAATTCCATTTTTTTGCCTCCATGCATGTCGAGGTCTTCATTGCTTTCAGCGTCGTCTTCGACTCTGCCAAAGTCATGTATCGGCACATTCAAATCGTGGTCGACCGCACCCTTCGCATACAAGTTCTCCATATCACTTACCAAATTCAACATCCGCACATCGATGCCCAGCACCTTCAAATACATCTCGTGCACCGACCTCGAATCCTTGTATTTAAAAGACACCACCTCAGGAATAATAGAATCATAGATATTTACATGTAATTGCCACCCTCTATTAGGGTGGAATTCAAGACCCTTTTGACCACATGTGCGCGTAGCGCGCCCAATCGCCTGTTTCTGATCAGCAAACGTCGTCTGTGGTTCAAATATATGCACGTATTTCACGTCAAACAGATCCACGCCCTCCTTGAACCCCGAGTCCATAACAATGATGCGCGAAACATCGCCGTGCACATTGTCGGGGCGACTATTGAACTTCTTCAAGATTTCCTTTCGCATTGGCACCGGAATCGGTTTGCCAAAAACACCAACTGAACTAAGTAGGTAAAACGTGCCATTCGAACCAACAATTGAATTCTCTTGTAAAAAGGCGAGTTTCCGGTTTTGCACGCTGTATCCGAGCGTCATGTTATAAATGTCAATGAGCGCGGTGGCGATGATTTTTGCGCCCCCGGTGCCCGATTTTATGCTGGAAAAAATGAAATGTTTAAATGTGTGCCCAAACTCGGCAATATCGGCGTGGTCTTGGCGCTCAATTTCGTCCAATAAGGTCAGCAATTTAGGCGAAACATATTGGAGGCGTTCTCTGGTTAGCACTTTACGCTCGTCTTTTGGTGACGTGTAGTCAAACAAGTATCGCGTGTCGGATGATGCAAAATTCCCTGTTTTGCGGACGCAGTCAGCGTCGTAGTTTTCGCTGAAATCGTCGGGGGCGGGTGCAACAGAGTCAAAATAGTTATACAGATCATTGTCATCTTCGATTTGTGGTTCTGACGATGATCGTGTGTCTTCCATTTGTGAGATGATATATATATTATTCGTAGTTTATTTGTGATTGATTGAAGTTTAGGAACATACTTTTTTCGTAGTTAAATATATATTTGCTAAATAATGTCGATTTCAATGAACATATTTGGAGGACCTTTTAATGGATACTCGGCAAAACAGACGGTGAATAGTTTTAAAACATGCGATGATGCATCCATTCGAAGTATTTTGAAACGAAGTTGGAACACGGGACAGGCATCCGGTCAAGTCAATGGATACAACCGAATTGTTACGCCGTTTCGCGCCGTCAATAACTCGGGAGATTTTTTGTTAAGACAGAACTATGTGTGCGGTGGTCCCAGTCCGGCGTCCAACGGCACTCGTAGAGCGGGTCTGGGTCGTCTGTATGGAAGAGCACAAAACACGTGTGATGCTACAAATGTCCCTGCGGCCTCGTGCAATCCCAAGTTTGTTGCTGATAGTTCGGATTACATCCGATTTAAGAAACAGCGCGCCTATAACGTCAATTACAATGATGTCAATTTTGGTGGATACAATAACTCGTCGCAGGAGGCGTTGCCCCGTGTTCGGTAAAGTCCGCAGGACTTTACCAACAGTCGCGCGCTTTGCGCGCTTAGGGTGAGATAGAACCGTCGTGCGTAGAATAAAATTTCTAGCAAAATGATATAACACAAAATGTACAATTATTTAGTAGAGTTTGTAGGAACCGTGTTCTTTATCTATGTCATTCTCGCCACTGGTAATCCTTTTGCCATTGGTGCAGCGCTTGCATTGGTTATTGCTTTAGCAAAAAATAGTTCTGGTGGACACGTAAATCCTGCTGTCAGTCTTACTATGGCGTCTGCGGGCAAATTACCTGCCACCGAATTGTTTCCTTATATCATTGCCCAATGCTTTGGTGGTCTCGTTGCTTACCAGTTGTATTTGCGTTTTAAAGTATAAGGGAACCAAGGTTTAAGGCGCCACTTCGTGGCGCCTAGTAGTGTAGCACCTACGGTGCTATCCCCTTGGACCCCTCCTTTGACTTGTGCCGGTTATTTTTACAATGTTTCACTAATATTTTAATTTTTTAAAATATTAAGGAATATGTCATAAGACATCAGAAATAAGGGAAAGGTCCAAGGAAAACCGTAGGTTTTCCTTATATAGGACAAACAAATGCCGAAGTATTTCATTCCACGACTGTCATCTAAATCGCGTCCGTCGTCATCTAAATCGAGACCATCGTCTAAATCGTCCATGAAGGGCGGGAAAAAAACGCGACGCAACACTCGTCAGCGAACTTACCGTCGTCGCCACAATTAACGTCTCTTTTTAGTCCATTTTCCCTTCTTGTTTTGTCGTCTTTTAGTAGCATTTCGCCTCTTTCGTTTGCCGCCTGTCTGTGAAACAGGTGTAGGAGTGTGTTCATATCTTGCAGTATTTCCTCCCATCGCGCTTGGATAAGGTGTTGGTATTACGCTGTTGTCCATCGGTTTCTATACATTCAGGTCCGACATTTTCGCGTCAATGAATTGTCTCACACTTTCCAACCATTTCGTCCCTACGCAGTTTGCATCCTGCGAATATTCTGTATTGCTATTCGTATCAATTCGCAACACAGAATAATTATACTTTTCATGCGCAATTTTGTAAATTGACAACTTGTCCTCTGCCAATACATCCTCTGTTTTGGTGTTCACTAACCATCTTGTGTGATAGTCTCTGCATTTTTCTAAATAGGCGAGCGGGATTCCATCCTCGCCATTGCGGTTACGCCGATTAATACGCTCCGCGCATATTGCCGGTTCAGAATCCAAATACACGATTGCGTCTACGCGGTACTCGTCAATGAACTCGGCATACCAGCGATTGTATATTTCGTATTCCATCTGCTCTACTTGCCCGTCGTCATACAACATCTGCATGAATATATTTTTGTCTGCAATCAGGGAGCGCTCAATGATGATTACCTTGCATTCGGGGTTTTCCTTGATGGCGCGTTTCAACAGACTCAATCTACTAATATACGCCATCACCTGAAACGTGAAAGCATATCTGCGTTGGTCTTTGTAAAACTTCTCTAAAATGGTGTGTCCGTTTTCGTCCTTAATACTCTCCCAAATGTCCACGGGTTCCTTTAAAAACAGGATGGATTTACTTTGTTGTTGATTGGCGTAAATCTTGGACTCGAGGTTTTCCAAAAAGGTGGATTTACCAGTTCCGATGTTTCCTTCGATAGAGATAATAAACGGTTTGGACATTTTCTTTGATATATAATAGTTTGTTGCTTTATTTGCTTTTCCTGAACTCTTTTGTTCGGACAAATCAATTTTCAAAGGGAACAAAGGGAACAAAGGGAACTCGTCTATGTTCTACCGAAGGTAGAACAACGGTGCCACCAAAGGTGGCACTTATGCCCTTTGGATCCCATACTACGATTCTTAATGTTAGTTGCCTCTTTTGCTTGTTTATTATGCCTCTTTTGCTTGTTTAGAACTCCCTCGTTTAGGATCCCATACTAACACTATGTGGGTAGGGGGGGGTGCCGAGGGGGCATTGCCCCCTCGAAAATAACTTCCCTCATAATATAGTTCACATGTATTTCAACTTTGCAAAAACAGTAATATCTGCCTTCATATTTGGGTTTTTTATATTCATCATTGCAAACCATATTATTAAATTATGGTTTTCCGGTGCTTTACACGAATCTGTAAGAAACAGTTTGGAGGGGTTTGTGGACATTGATCCTACTTCTGCTCCCACGTCTGCTCCCACGTCTGCTCCCACGTCTGCTCCTACTTCTGAGTCCATGCCTACGTCCATGCCTACGTCCATGCCTACGTCCATGCCTACGTCCATGCCTACGTCTGCCTCTTCTTTTGCTCCTTCTTCCGCCTCTTCTTCTGCCTCTTCTTCCGCCTCTTCTTCCGCCTCTTCTTTTACCTCTTCTTCCACAACAACCGAACTTATAAATAACTCCGAAACTATTGCCGACTTATTTGACCGCGTAAACACCCAAATTGACATGATGCGCACATTAAAAGAACCTTACACAGACACAATTCAAACAGTGAATTATGACCGCGATTTATCCGGAAACATGTTAATCATTTCAAATCTGAAAACGCTTGTAAATGTGGGGATTGTCACGAACGACAAGGATTTGCAAAAAAACCCAGGCATCACAAAAATATTCCAATATGGCGGCAATGACGCAATCGGCGAAATCATTGCCGATTTAGCATCTTTAGATGACGCCAATCTCACCAAATTGATAAATATGGTCAAGACACCTCTGTGTGATAATATCGAATCAGCAACTGACAGGGAATCCTGCATAGCAAAGATGAAAAAACAACGCTTAAAAGAAATCGAGGCAGACTATTTGAAACGCACCTCCATTATAGTGGACAGTCACCAACGCATTCTAGACCGCATTTTAGGTAAACAATCGACCCGGTAGGACCGATAGGAACGATATTTTAACTAATTGCACCTTTTCGCAATTTGAGTGTGAAAAGGTGTAAACCGTCGCAAGTCAAAGGAGGGAACATAAAGGGTTGACTCGCAAGTCAAAGGAGGGAACATAAAGGGTTGACTCGCAAGTCAAAGGAGGGATCATAAGGGAACCTTGGTTCCCTTAACCTTGGTTAAGTGGCGCCGAAGGCGCCACGACGCTCGCATCTTCGATGCGAGACAACCCCTTAATATTTTTGCCTATGTAAATATATAGATGGACCCTTCTTATTCAAGTTTAATTTCCCCGCCAAAATACAGCAAAACCAATATAAAACAAAACATGAATGATATCGGCGAATATCAAAAGATTTTAAAAGGCGAAAAATCAAAAAAAATGCAGAACGTGGATGCCCCGGTTGGCAAAATTTACGCCTATGACACCGGGTCCATGTGTGCCGATGTGAAAACCGGCATGTCAATTCCGCGATATACCATCATTAATGATAAAACATCCAATGCAAATGGGTTGCTTGCATCAGCATATGCCGACTTTGAAAATGCGCAAACAGATCCCTATATTGATGTAGACACTAGTGCTAGCGCAGGTTCAAACAAATGCATGACAGTTGACATAAAGGAAACGGGCGTCAATGGTAAAAAGTCGGTGAATAAGCAAAAGGGCATCTCTGTTGCTGAATACAAGCGAACGTCGCCAGACCTTTTTGTTGAGGGGTTCATTTCGCCCGACAAGGTGACCTCCGATAATTACATGAAACATATGGACGCGGGGCAACGGTTTTTTATCGGCACCGTGGCAGTCCTGGGTCTCTATATGTATCATCAATTGCTGTTTGGAAAACGCGCCTAATAAATCATGAATATAGTATAGTATATATGCACGATTCTATCGAAACCTCGGTTTCTATGAAAATATTCGATTGTAGAGAGGACGCCGTTGCTGCACACATGACGCATTCCAAATTGGCGAAAATACCGTTGTCGCAATTTAACAACGTTGCCAATTTTGATCCAAACCGACTACAAAAAACGGCGTGTGAAGCATATCCATTGGACAATCGACCTCGCGGTATCAAAGATATACAAAGTGTTGAATATCATCAATCGCAGAAATGCATTCAACCAATATGGATGATGATTGACGAAAATGGCAAATATACTCTGTTGGATGGAGCACACAGAATTGTTGCAAGTTATATCAATGATCTTGAGTTTGTGAGCACATATGTTATAAAGTTTTAGATTTTTTAATATAAAAGTCTCTGTCACTTTATAACCTTTAAAATGCCGATTTATATATTATAATTCTGCACTTGCAGAAGCGCAGAATTATTAAATATGACAAAGGAAATTCATTGGTTATGAAGTTTTACACCTTCGCGCATTGAAAATGCGCGTGGCACAGTCACTTTCCGCTGATGAAAACGCTCCAGAATGGGCGTTTTCAAAGAGGAAAGGTTTAAAACTTCACCACAATGCTCACGATTTCCTTTTTAATACTCTTGCACGCAGATATAGACAGTTCCTCGCGCTTCTTACGGGTCTTGTTATCCTTTCCTGCGGAACCTCCTACAGAACCTTCGTCTGGCGTGTTCTTCTTTGATATACTGTTGCGCGAATTCATGTCGTTCTCTATCATCTCATAATTCTCATCTATGTATTCCAAAATGTGATTCTCTATCGCCCACTTGAAAAAGTTCAACTGACCGATGGTTGTGACCATCCCCATATTCTTGTAAGGAATGGTGATGCGGTCGCGCCGACAAAAGGGGTCAAACCGCGACTTGTTGTACGCCTTCAGTTCCAACTTGTAACTGTTGAACACCTTGAATCGCTCCCGGTTTTCCTCGCCATTTATCACAGTGCTGCACCTGGTTTTCGCAGGAATCGTATAAACCGTGAAGTATTTCTTCGCGAAATTGGTGACAAACCAGTCGATGATGCGCAACGAGGTCCGCGTCTCGCCATTTACCACATTCACCATTTTATCCATATTTTGTTTATCTGCATAAAATTCCATTAAATTCGACAGCAACAATTCATTTTGTGTTGGGGTTCTTGATGCAACAGATGTCATTATGTATGATATTCTCTATTGCTCCGATTTCTCTATGTTGTTTATTTCCAATTCCAAAATAATATAGAATGATGGAGGGATATTATACATACAATGGCAACCACCAAATACTTTATTTTATCCAAGGACGATAGAGATGCCGTCAACGACAATAGGCGAAATCAGATTTTCAATATCAATCGGTCGCCGTGCTACTTGCTCCCTTCCGTAAACCATGAATATTATGTCAAACACGGTCTGTTTGAAAGCGCGCTCATCGAATGGTGCAAACAGTTCTGTAATGTAGATGGAACGTTTTTGGACATCGGGTCTCATACAGGAACGTATGCAATCAGTTTGGCGCCTTTTGCGAAAAAGGTATATGCATTTGAACCTCAGAAAATGACCTTTTACGCCTTGTGTGGCGGGGTTGCTCTATCGGGTCTGCATAATATCGAGTGCCGCAACTGCGGGTTGGGGTCGGAGGACCAGGTGGGGTTCCAGACCCTTAATTTGGTAAGTTCCGATGGTGGCGGGTCCACTTTGCAAGAGGTTCAGGGTACTAAACTTGCCACAGAACGCATCGAGGTGCGCAAATTGGATGATGTGCAGATAGAGGGCAAAATTTCATTTATAAAAATGGATATTGAAGGAAATGAATTGCATGTTTTGCGTGGTGCGGTGGAAACTTTACACCGTCATAATTATCCAACAATCCTGTTTGAATCTAATTGTGAAGATATTATTTTGTTCAACTTTGTGCGAGAACTTGGATACAACATTGTGAATGTGTCGGGGACATACAATATGTTTTTGGCGGCGAGATAAAAAGTGACAATAACTACAATAAATACTCCTGTAAATAAAACCACTCATATATTCCCCGTGGACACGTGACACAAACACACATATCAGGTTGATCTATGTAAATCGACGACATGATGGTCTGGTCCTTGCCCACAAATCTGCCCATGGAATAAAGGCGTTCTAACATGGTATAATAGGCGTCGTGCCATTTTAGAATTGCAGATGATGACCCCGCAAAAATACCTCCACCAATATGATTTCTCTTTGTCAAATCGTGCAAGAATTTGATGTCTTTAACATTGTCTTGTTGATTCAAAGGGTCCACTTCCAATAACAACATCTTGTCGTCCGGAATCTTAGTGGCATCAGGCCATTTCAAAAAACGTGTATTGGGCGTCCTGAAACACCCAATGTCACACCACACAAACTTGTCATTATGCGGTTCACGAAACATCTTTTCAACCTCTGTCGCGGCGCGTTTCAAAAAATGACTCTTCTCGTTCCAAATCAAATACAATTCCACACTGTGTATCTTCTTTTCGTGGTCGATCGCATGCTGCGCCCGAAAAATGTCTACATATTTGTAGCAATGGAATTCCTCGAATTTGGTCTCTAAAATAATGGTGGGACAAGGGTTGCCTTTGCGTAGTTCCCGTATCAATGTCATTGACGATGCGTCACAGAAAATCACCATGCGATTCTGTATTGCCAGCATGTTTTTCATCCAACCCTTATAAGTTTCGTGATTTGCCTTGGATTTGGGTATATTAAAATACGCGGTCACTATGGTTGCCATCAAATAAAGTATGTCTATATGTTGACACACTTTATTTCTCTATTTGATTTTATTGTTTTTTGATTACAAGCAAATTGTTGTCGTGTTTGTTCCGTTGTGACGGAATTTGCAATAATGTGAACTCCAAATCGGGGAACGCCTGTTTCCACTCTACCATTTTGTGTTCAAACAAGTGCAACTCATAATGTAATATATCCTCTATGATGTAGTATCCGCCCGCATTCAATTTGTGCACACTGTTTTCGAAAAAACATACATTGGCGTCATACTCGTGCAATCCGTCCTCCACAATGATATCAAATCCATCTGCAAGTTCTGTTTGATTCCACAACATTTTTATTAAAATAGGGTTAGTTTGGTCACAGTAATATGTTTTTATGCGATTGCTTTCAAACAGGATGTTCATGTCGATGTCGGCGCCGTATATGTTGGAATTGGGGAAGAACTCGCGCCACCCATATAATGATGCGCCCGGTTTTCCATTTTCACCCATGTTGGACGGCACACTTAGATTATTAGTGCCCAATCCCAACTCGAAAATACGCAATGGTTTATCCTGCATTTCATAGAATATTCTGTGGTAAAAAGTGGTGTAATTGTGCCAACATTCGATGATGTTGGTGCTCCCCTTGTCGCTTCCGCATTTGCCCATGATTTCACATAGTGGTGTTACGGTGTTTTCGTCAAATAAGTATTGCATTCTATTTATTATTTGGAAAGCAGTTTATATGTCTTTTTGTGCCGAATTGCATTGTGGTCCTATGGACTGTCGAGTCCTACGGACCCTTTACCATTTACCTCCGGCAGCGCCGCCCGTCTTCTTGACAGTAACCTGCCCGCCTTTTGCCTTCTTTTTTGCATTGGGGTCATACTCATCCTCGTCGTCGGACCCCAGATTCTTCGAAATCTCCCAGAACTCTTTAGAACCCAACTTGAAGTCAGGTCGGTCCATCGCCTTGTACCAAAAGATTTGATCATTGATCTTGTTGGATTTGGCGTTGTTATTGATGACCAAACACTCATAATTCTCTGTGGTCTGGTCCATTATAGAGCAAAATGACTCGAGCGTCGGAAACATAGACGCATAGTTCTCCCAAATCTTCTTTCGGTTTACCAAATAGTTTTCACGCAAAATGAAAACATAATCGATGTTGGTACGCAGATTGGGTGGAATACCGAGCGGGTATTGCATTGTGATGATTAACATCACCTTCCAGTGTCTCCCGTTCATAAACAGGGAGCGCATTAATTTGTCGCGCGCCCACGTGTTGTCATACAAGCAATCATCAAGAATCACGAAAGTCCGCGGGTCGATCGTCGTTTTCTTGTACGCCTCCATCTCTTTCTGCATCTGTTTCATAACCGTCTTCTGACGTCGTAGCACATTCTCTATCAAAACCGAGTTGTATTCCTCGTGTATGAACAATTTGGGCACCAGTTTGCCGTAGAAACCGTTACCCGCCTCTGTGCCTGATATAACGGTGCCAATTGGTATGTCCTGGTGATGAAACAACAAGTCTTTGACCAAAAAGGTTTTACCGGTATCACGGCGCCCAATCAAAACTACGACCGGACCTTTGTTCTCATCGGGTCGAAATGTGATTGCACGCATGTCGAATTTCTTTAGTTCCAGTGTCATTGAAAATTTCCGATATATGTTTTAGAAATATATTTATAGACCCAGTTTTACGTGGCATTGTTCTAAATACACGAGGATACAATTATTAGTTTAATTTTTTCATAAAGAATGATTTAGATAATATATTATTCTTTATAAGATGTTCCACATTGGTTATCAACGACTACGCAAAATAAACATTGAAAAAATGGCATCTCAGCAAATTTCTATCGACAACAGTTACGAACCCTTTAATTTAGCAAATGTGCAAGGATACAATCCCATATTCAACCGGTTTTTCGACATGGGCGCAGATAATTACAATATGATCGCCCTGAATCATCGATATCAAGTTTCCGACTTGCATACCCTGCATGACCAGGACGGCAAGAAAGTCAAACAGGATGTATTTGTGAAGTTCTCGCCTCTATTGGATCCGCTGAAATTCATAACTGGCAAATACAATTTGAAAGACCCTCAGACCATCGCTTTGCCATCGTTGGACGCAGCGTCGTGCTCTGCCAAGATTGGAAACGCCAATAATTGCTCCTACACGGATGCGTTCTTTTCTTACCTCTCAAATATGCTGTTGGAGAAACACGGGTTTGTGCATGGCGTGTCTTTCTACGGGTCGGCACTCGCGGTGCAGAATCGGTTCCGGTTCAATCTTGCCGATGACCTTGATTTTGTAAAAGACTCTGATTTCTTTATGAACAACATCGGGAAATGTGTAACGCTGGATGAAACTGCAGAGGTCCTTGTGCGTGATTTCTCGGGGTCTGGGTCGCGGTCAAACCGGCAAAAGATTGCAATTGATGTCGGTGATGCGTGCGACATTACACTTGATATTTGTGATGCCATCATTGATGTAGTCAGTTCTGTTGAACATGTGCCAGAAACAGACGCCCTATTGGAATATGAAAAACCGGTGTTAGATGTAGATGCAAATAAAAACGATGATGGTGACGACAGTAGTGGCGGTAGCAGTGAAAGTGGTGACGACAGTAGTGGTGACGACAGTAGTGAAAGTGATAGCAGTCAGAGTGACAAAACCGAGGCAGATGAAGCAGAAGAAACAGATAAACAATCCAACCAAGACAGTAAATCGGGGTCTGAATGGGAGACTGAGTCTGAAACAGAGTCCGACGACACCGAATATGAAAAAGAGGAACCCGTGTATTGTTATTTGCACGATTTCCCCGTCCAGATGATTTTCCAAGAACGGTGCCAGGGCACCCTCGACGAACTTCTTATGAGAAACGAATTGGAACCCGACGAATTAATTGCGGCGCTCTTCCAAATCGTCATGATCCTCCTCACCTACCAAAAGGCGTTCGATTTCACACATAATGATCTTCACACAAACAACATTATGTATGTGGCAACTGACGAGACACACATCAATTACTGTTTTGAAAACACGTGGTATCGGGTTCCCACCCATGGGCGCATTTATAAACTCATCGATTTTGGACGCGCCATTTACCGATTTCAAGACAAGATATTCTGTAGTGACAGTTTTGCTCCCGGTGGCGACGCTTATTCGCAATACAACTGCGAACCGTATTTGAATGAGTCGAAACCGCGCCTAGACCCTAATTTCAGTTTTGATTTGTGCCGTCTCGGATGCTCGTTCTACGATTTCATTGCTGAGGATGAAGACGACGAGTCGAATGCAGTAGATGCATTGATTAAGAAATGGTGCTCCGACGATGATGACAAAAACGTGGTTTATAAGAAAAACGGACAAGAACGATATCCTAATTTCAAATTGTATAAAATGATTGCGCGCACGGTGCATGGACATAGTCCCAAAAGTCAATTGACGAGTCCTACGTTCAAATCCTTTGTCTACTCAGGCAAATCGGAATCGTTTATGAAATGCGATGGCATTAAAATAAATATTGATGAAATTCCCAAATACAAACTCAAACAATAATTTTTAATGCCATTGTTTTCGTGTTTTACTACCGCCCGGAAGGGACCAACTTCCACTGCTTGTCTTCTTGATGCTCCCAGGAGATCCCTTACTGCTCCTCGGAGATCCCTTACTGCTCCCAGGAGATCCCTTACTACTCCTCGGAGATCCTTTGGGCGTATCATAATACCCTGTTTCGCAAATATCTAAACTGTCGCCGTTTTTACATCCATAGTCCATTACATCCAAATTCTCGCATAAGTTGCAAAACAAATACATCAAATCCTGTTTGTCCATAACGTATTTACCATTCATTTTGATGCGCAACGGCAATGCACTTGCCGATTTATAAAAAACCCCTTCATAAATTGCTTGCAAATTCGTTTCCGATTTCGCATTCAGCAAATCATCTACGGTTGCATTGGGTTGCATCCGGTTGCCTGGGTGGTCCAGCGTGAACAAATAATAAAATAACCGCATCAAATTTGGATTCTTTGTTTCCACCGATTGCATAATCATAAGTTCTTTCACATATTCATGTGCAAGTGTCCCCAATTCGCAATCCGGACGCTTTTCCATATTAAATGCATAACTTGTCGTGTTGTTAAAATCCCGCATCAATAATTTTATCAACAGTTTATACATCGCGTCGGAACTTATGTCCGGGTTCTCCCGCAGTTCCATTTCATACATCAACGACACATAGGTATAACTAAACGTATCGCGGTCCTTCGTCAGTTTCTTTGCATTGACAAAGTCGCGGAAAAATTCAATAAACCGCATTTGGTCGCCTATATCCGTGTAAAAGGGCATAACATTGAATCCGAAATGATAAATCGATGTGTCTTTGTCTGTTTTCGTTGCCCCCGTGCAAACCGTTAGCAAAGTATCGCGAATGCATTGTTTATTGTCCACTGTTTTGAAAGTGTAGTCGGCAAGTTGCACCGTGTCCATCTGCAAACTTGCCTTTTCATGCGCCTTTATTTCTGCCATGTAATTCACGTAATTCTTTATTTTTACTACGCCGGACCGGGTCTTCAACATTTCATAGGATTTCTGGACATTCTCGATTTCGGCAACGATTTCGTTTTTGTCCCACATCTGGGATATATTCTTTTTTGTGCAAATGTCGGTGAATTTTATGTTTTCCAGGAATTGTTCGTTTTGCCAAAACTCCCGATAGAGGTTGGTTAAACGAGTCTCCAATTTCACCTCCTTTTGAATGGCATCTTTGACAATTATAATTCTTGACTTTTTTGTCGGATTTATTGCTTCATTCATACGCGCAAAAATATCGACGATTTTTTCGTGATTTTCGATGATTTTGCTATTCTTGGATTGGATGCCGTTGGATAGGCGGAAAAACAGTTGTGCTTGGCGTTCTGTATTGGCGATGGTTTTGTCATAACCTGTCACAATATCATTGTGCAAATCGACTAAATTTGCGCGCAACTTGTGTTTCATCTTGTCTGTTAAGGTTGCTTTTGTGAAAAAAACGGATTCGACATCTTTGTAATTGTTTTCATTGAAATACACGCTGTTTGTGGGAGCGGTGGCAATTGTGTATTTAATATTGGTAGGGATATTCACTATGTCTAAAGTAGGTTTGGGGATTATTTTTTTGATGCTGTCGTGCATATTAATTGTCAATTTCATGTGTTTGGGCAAGGACAATAGAGGTTTGCCGAATTGTGCCGAAATGCATTTGGGTTTTTTGTCGGATGTGAAGAATTCAGCGGCGAACATATATATTATAAGGGAACCAAGGTTCCCTTATGATCCCTCCTCTAAGGGAACCAAGGTTCCCTTATGATCCCTCCTTATGATCCCTCCTTATGATCCCTCCTTATGATCCCTCCTTATGATCCCTCCTTATGATTTAGGTTTGGTTTATGACATGCATTTGGGTTTGGTTTATGACATGCCTTTGAATGAGAGTCGTTTGAAAAATCATCATTGAATTTAATGCTGATTTTATAATTATATTTGCCCCCACATGAATGGTTATCGTTTTCTTGTATATTTTGCTCGATCTTTAGTTCTTCGTGTTCGCTTGGTTTTTTTAGGGCGACCTCCTTTGCGGGTGCCTTTTCTTCTGGATGGATTAAATGCTTCTTGATTAAAAGGTATGTCACTTTTATAACCATCACTTTCATAACCATCACTTTTACTTTCACTGCCACCGCCTGCAGGAGAATTACTAGAATTGCTGTCATATCTTTTACTACCACCGCCTGCAGGATAAGATTGAACCTGAAATGGTTGACTACTAGAATCGCTATCATTACCTTGACTATAACTAGAATTTACACTACCACCGCCTGCAGGATAATTACTAGAATTGCTATAGTTGCTATTTTGACTATAACTTTGTGACTGAGGCGGAGAAACTAAATAATCAGGCGTAGCAGATGGCGAAAACATATTTGATTCCCTAGCATCAATTTGTTTCAACATACTGTTGGTTCGTTCTTCTGGAATGTGTGGCAAAAAACTTGCAATTGAATCAGCAAATTCTCTATTTAACATTCCACCCGGTTTACCCAGACAAGAACCAATTATAATACTAAATTTGGATTCAACACTATTTAATAATTCATACAAACTGCTTGAAATTATATTCGACTTGTTTTTTTCATTTCTTAATGCCATGGCACAAAAATTGTCGGCGTTTTTTGCAGTGAAATTATCAACCAACAATGAAAAAAATGTCGGGACCAAATTGTCAGGAACATCATTTCCATTTTTTTTATAAATTTCATTCAAAAATAATAACCACATGAAAGATGGTGTCTGCCATCCATGAATGGTGTTTCGACACAATCCCCATAAATTATACATAATTCCAGAATCAATATTAAAAAATGGGTCTGCATTCTGTGTTTGGTAACTTATAATGCCTGGATGTGTAAGTTCGTAAGAATAACTTATATATAAGTTAATCGAGTCTTTGAATGCTTCTACGTGTTCGGGAGAAACATCTGGATATGCTACAAAATTTTTACCAGTATTGTCATGTGTTCCTTCAAATGTCATAGCACCTAACCGAAATAATGCTCGATGTGGGTATGTTAATATCATAAATGAATTTTTGTTTTGTTCATATGTTTTGTAGAAATCTTTTAAATATTTTGAATATTCATCAGACTTATTCAATATTGTGTTGAATGAACCCATGTAATATTTTAGTGTGTCTTGCATTTGTGAAAGAGACTGTGTAAAAGGTGACGATTGAGATAATACTTCTGCAACGGTGTGTGAATCTTCAACTTGTGATGCAATTTTTAATGTTTCTTCTGCTTTTTGGTTTTCTGTAAGCAGTGTTGTTTCAGAAGAAATTGCATCAAGTTTATTATCCAATTCATTAATTTCTTCATCAATATCTTCATCAATATCTTCTACTTCTTTCATTTTTTTAGAATTCATTTTTTTGGATTTAATTTTTTTGCTTATTTCCACAATTGCTTCCCTTGCTTCCCGTTCTTTTTTGGTATATTCATCCTTTTTTGATTTAAATTTATTAAACTCATCTTTCAAAAATATTACAAGGTGTTCCCTTGCTTCTCGAGTTGTTAAATCTTGTTGAATCATTCCATTAAATATAGACGCAATAAAATAATTGGGTGTTCCAATAGGCGCATTTAATATGACTTCATCAACATTTTCATATGCACCATTTATGTTTTCATCTTTTATGGTAAAATCACTGTGAACATCCACACCAATAACATATTTTTCAATATATTGTAAAAGTTCGACAAATGGGTCTCCACCACAATGAGTTAAAAAATCAAGCAATTCTTTTACAATAACGTCTTTTCCATAGGTTTCAATATATTTTGTTGCAACCCACATGTTAATATATCGTTGGTGTGTTTTCCAACTCTTTAATGGTGTATTGTGTTGCAACATTCCAATTGCATTGATTGCATTGATTATATTGTGATAATCATTTTCACTCATTATACCACGACAAAAATCAATATTGGATCTAGTGACCATATCATTTTCAAATAATTCATATAGTTGTTGGTCAGCATTAATGTCTCGCCAATCTAGTATGGCATTCATTATATATTTTCTAAAGATTATCATTTTGTCTAAGACACAATATGATAATTAACGTTTTCGAGTTGCACGCCTGGTTTTTTTAGGGCGACCTCCTTTGTGGGTGCCTCTGCCTCTGCCTCTGCTTCTTGGTTTTCTATCTCTGATTCCATTTCTACTTCTACTTCTACTTCTACTTCTACTTCTACTTCTACTTCTACTTCTACTTCTACTTCTACTTCTACTTCTACTTCTGCTTCTACTTCTTCTTTTTTCGTAATTCGGTTCTTCTGGTTGACCCAGAGGAATTTCATTGTCACTGCCTTGACTTCCTTCATACCCAATTGGAGGAAGGGGACCAGAATCATCTTGTTGACTGTTGGTTGTTCGCAAATCGTCCAGTGTCAATGAGTTGTTATCATTGTTGTTATTAAATTCAAATTCACCATCTTCGTCAGGCGGACTGTTGGATGGCATCTCAAATTGAGACAAGGTTTTCACATCTTCCTCAACCTTGTCGAAATAATCAATTGATGCCGGAATGTCTTCTTGTGAACCAAGATTTTGAGTTGAACCAATTTCTTGAATTCGTCTAATGAATGGATCCCATTCATTTTCATCAATGTGTTTTGCAAAAAAATCCTTAACTTTTTCCACAAAAACGCCTTCATCTTCACCATCCGGTTTTCCCATGCAATGCATAAGTTTCAAATCATATTTAATACCAACTTTTTCCAAAAAACTGTATAACAATCCAGAGTTCAAATAAGACTTGTATACGGATTCATACTTTGACCTTAAAATTTTACTTATTATGTTGTCTGGTTCTTTTGTTGTGCAGTCGTCAAACAAACTCATTGTGAGAACTTGTGTTGCTTCATGTGGTATTGCGCCTGCATTTGCATATTTATTCAAAACACAATACGTCATGAATAACCACGCAAATGAAGGATATTTGCCACAACCAGAATTTCTAAAAAGATTCCATACATTATAATGCATTGCTTTGCTCGGGTTATATGCATCAATTTGTATTTGTCCGGTGGGGTAATTTGTATCATCAAATGTTAATCCATTATCCAGAAATGCCAAATTGTTATGATTTGTGTTGTTCAAATAATGTCTCACACAATCTGTTACTGCGGGGTCTTTTTTTAAATACATGACACATCCTAATCCCGAATTTTCGACATTTGTTCCTGAAAATAATGTTTGGTCTAATTTTTTCAGTGCCAAATTGGGGTTTGACAATTCATAATATAACACACATCTTAATGTTTTGTACGTGTTTTTTACTTTCATGACACGTTCTTCGAGTTGTTTTATTTTTTTACTCAATTCACCACCATTGTAGTATTCCTTTATTGCTTGAAGACTCATCAATACTGTTTTGGGAGAGAAGGACGGCGTTGAAACTTGTGACAATTCTTCTTCTGTAATTTCAATATCATTGCTTATATTGTCCATAATTACATCGGCATCATTAATGAGTTGTGTTGCTTCTGCTAATAGTTGTGTTGCAGTTGCATCAATGGATTGTTGTAAAACAGCAATTTCATCATTATATTTTTCTATTTTAACACGAATGTCATTTACTATTTTTCTGCATTCATCCCTTTCACTTATATATTGTTGCAAATCCTGTATTGTCTTGGCGCGTTGGTCTGCAATAATATCTTTAATTGGTTTTTCTGACCTCACGACATCATCAAAAACAGATTCATTAAACATTAAAGATGATTCGGGCAATGTGCCAAACATTATTTGTTTTACATGTTCATATTTTTTGCCAGATGATTCTTCAATCTTTAATTCTCCATGCATATCAACACCAAAAACAATCCCGTTTTTAGAAACATGTTTATATAATTCCTCAAAATTTGGTATGAGAGATTGAAAATTGTCAAACGTATGTCTAATAATTGTTTCTCCGCGCGTTGAAATGAATTTTTCTGTTAACCAAATTGTTAACCACGGGTTAGCACTTAAAAAATCATCATTCTTGTATTGCCGGGTTTGTGCTTGAACATAATCGTCATAAATTTCAGACAATCTGGTTTCAGACAAATCATTGTTTTTAATGTGGGTTTTAACATCATCACAGTTTTTATCACTATGTATTCCTCTGCAAAAAGGAAATGATAGGTCTATGCTACCTATGGTATCATTTTCAAATAGTGAATATAAATATTCATTGTTAATTTCTAACACATTTTCTGTTGTTGCTGCAGAACCACCCCCTGCACTACTTGCAAATCCACTCATTGTATATTCTATATATATCATTGATTTAAAAATCACACGACAACTCAAACACATTGGTTGCCATATCCTTGTTTGCTAAAGCATACTCGCTGACAGTGCGCTCGAAAAAGTTGGATTTCGTCTCTACACTAATGAGTTCCATAAAGTCGAATGGATTCGCGCTCCCGTAAATCTTCTCGGCACCCATTTGCAAGCAAAGTCGGTCGCCCACGAACTCGATATATTGCGACATCATCTTGGAATTCATCCCTATCAATCGGCATGGTAGCGACTCCAATATGAATTCCTTCTCAATCTCTATCGCCTCCTTAATAATATCTGTTAGAACTTGTGTGGATAGTTTGTTCTGCAATCCCGAATACAGGAGAATCGCGAACTCGGTGTGTAACGCCTCGTCCCTGCTAATGAACTCGTTGGACAGGGTGAGACCCGGCATTAGACCGCGCTTCTTAATCCAGTAAATTGCCGCGAAACTGCTGCTGAAAAAGATGCCTTCGACACAGGCAAACGCCACTAGGCGCGTGGCAAACGATTCCGTGCCAGCAATCCAGCGACGCGCCCAATCTGCCTTTTTCTTAATACATGAGAAATTCTCTATCGCGGTGAATAGGCGATGTTTCTGCTCCTTGTTTTTGATATAGGTCTCGATGAGCAGACTGTACATTTCGGAATGGATATTTTCCATGGCGATTTGGAACCCGTAAAAGGCGCGCGCTTCTGACAGTTGCACGTCTTCCATAAACCGAGTTGCCAAATTCTCACACACGATGCCGTCGCTTGCCGCGAAAAATGCCAAGACCATAGAGATGAAATATTGTTCGTCCTCGTTCAATTTGCTCCAATCACCGAGATCCTTTGATAAATCCACCTCCTCGGCGCGCCAAAAACTGTCGACCTGTTTCTTGTACATTTTCCATATTTCCTGGTTCTGGATCGGAAACATCACGAAACGTGCCGTGGATGCAGTGAGGATGGGTTCCTCTTTTAAAACAGAGTCGTTGGTGTCGGCGATAGTCTTCATTTGCTAAATAATATAGACTGTATATTTTAAACCCTTTCACCTTTCAATAATCCTTGGTGCAAAATAGTGAATTTGAACGCACCAAGTGTGCTTTGTTCATGGGTTTATCCCTCGTTAAATTTACCAACAATTATTGTATTAAGGCAATAACAAAATCCAAAATGTCATCAACATCATTGTCTGTGAATTTAAGTGATTTGAACCTGGATATGAAGACGATGCAAAAGATGATATTCATCTACAATTGTTTAGAGAAAGGTTGGTCGGTGAAAAAACGTGACAATCGATATATTTTCCAGAAAAACCACGAAGGCAAGAAGGAGGTTTTCATGGAGGACTATTTAGATAAATTTATAAGTGAGAATCTATCTCTATGAAAGGAACTTCTGCTACTTTTGTAATTCCAGTTCCTCCCGTTCCTCCCGTGCCTTTGACAATTCCCTCAATTTGCCTGTTTATTTCCTCCTCCAATAGAGGCAGGCGCCGATATAACATCGGATTCACCATTTTGCCAGTTTTGGCGCATTCATATTTATCTGTATTGAATTTCACAGATATATATTTTTTAGGAGTATTCAGAGGTTTTACATCTGTCAAACAAATGTGCAATAAAATGCCATTGATTTGGATTTCTCTATCGTTGGACCCGTCAACGCAAGTGAATCCAGCAAATCGACTGTCAATGAATTTTCCTGTTGCCATGCCCTTGTCCTTGTAAAGCATTTGGAACGTCAGAGGGTCATCCGGGAATTTATTCATATATTCGGTTTTGCTATAACCTCTGTATAATCCTTGTTTCAAAGGGTGCTTTGCACCCGACACATCAGGATGTTTCAAAGGGTGCTTTGCACCCGACACATCAGGATGTTTCAAAGGGTGCTTTGCACCCGACACATCAGGATGTTTCAAAGGATGCTTTGCACCCGACACATCAGGATGTTTCAAAGGGTGCTTTGCACCCGACACATCAGGATGTTTCAAAGGGTGCTTTGAAGGATGCTTTAAAACATCTGTGGGTTGGTGTACCTTGCACATATGTTTTTCACCAGAAACTCTTGTCCTACAATTCTCGAATTCGCACAATTTCGGCATCTCTAAAATATGTCCCCACTTTTAAAAGGCGGGACACAACGCCTTTCAACGGACCTCTACAAGGGGTCTTTTTTCTCATGTTTTATTTTGCATTTTTCACACACATTTGTGTAGATGTGCGATTTTGCATGTTTTTATTCGGATTATATTTGTGTAGGAAACGCACTGGAAATGGCGAAACATTTAGGAAAAAAAATATTTTTCAATTATATAAAAAAAAATGGGAGGAGCTTTGATGCAATTAGTAGCCTACGGCGCGCAGGATGTTTTCTTAACCGGAAGTCCCGAGATCACTTACTGGAAGGTGTCTTACAGACGCCACACCAACTTCGCGATGGAGTCCATCGAGCAGACCTTCAACGGTCAGGCTGACTTCGGTCGCCGTGTGTCTTGCACCATCTCCAGAAACGGAGATCTTGCTTACCGCACCTATGTCCAGGTTACTCTCCCTGAGATCAACCAGGAGATGAAGGGTTCTGCCCAATCCGTTTATGCCCGTTGGTTGGATTTCCCCGGCGAGCAACTTATCTCGCAGGTCGAGATCGAGATTGGTGGCCAGAGAATTGACAGACAGTATGGTGACTGGATGCACATCTGGAATCAACTCACCTTGTCGTCCGAGCAACAGCGCGGATACTACAAGATGATTGGTCACACCACTCAACTCACCTACCTTGTTGACCCATCTTTTGCCGACATCAACGGACCCTGCTCTGCTGCTGGCGGTCCCGGTCAGGTTTGCGCTCCCCGCAAGGCGCTCCCTGAGACCACCCTCTACATTCCCCTCCTCTTCTGGTTCTGCAGAAACCCCGGTCTTGCTCTGCCCCTCGTTGCTCTCCAGTACCACGAGGTCAAGATCAACATCGACTTCAGACCCATTGGTGAGTGCTTGTGGGCTGTCACTGCCATTGATGGCACTGGTGTCAGTTCTCTTGCTGTCACCCAGGCTTACCAGCAGTCCCTTGTTGCTGCCTCCATCTACGTTGATTTCATCTTCCTCGACACTGATGAGCGCAGAAAGATGGCGTCCAACCCCCACGAGTACCTCATTGAGCAACTCCAGTACACTGGTGATGAGTCGGTCGGATCTTCGTCCAACAAGATCAAGATCAACTTCAACCACCCCTGCAAGGAGCTCATCTGGGTTGTTCAACCTGATGCCAACGTTGACTATTGCAGTTCTTTGATCCCCGGCAACGCCCTTTACAAGGTCCTTGGATCTCAGTCGTTTAACTACACTGACTCCATTGATGCCCTGCCCCCTGCCATCCATGTCTTTGGTGGCAATGATGCCACCTCTGGTGCCAATGCCTTCATCTCCGGAGGTGTTTTCCAGATGGCTGGTGCCCTTGATGGTCTCGTCACCTCCGGCACTGCCTTCCAGGGCGGCGCCAACATCAACGACAGAGGCACTGACAATGTGTTCAGCACTGTTGCTGGTGGCACCAACAACGGATCCTATGTTTCCGATGCCGGCACATATGTGCTTGCTGAGACTGCCCTCGACATGCACTGCTGGGGCGAGAACCCCGTTGTCACTGCTAAGTTGCAGCTCAACGGTCAGGACCGCATCTCCGAGCGTGAGGGATCTTACTTCGACGTTGTCCAGCCTTTCCAGCACCACACCCGTGCTCCCGACACTGGCATCAACGTGTATTCCTTCGCCTTGCGCCCTGAGGAACACAATCCTTCAGGCTCGTGCAACTTCTCCAGAATCGACAATGCCACCCTTCAACTTGTCCTTTCTTCCAACACTGTTGCCAGTGTTGCCACTGCCAAGGTCCGTGTTTATGCCTACTCTTACAACGTGCTCCGCGTAATGGCGGGCATGGCGGGCATTGCCTATTCTTCTTAAATTGTTTTTTTGTTACGAGTTCTCGTGCGAAAAATATTTTAGGTTGAAATAATATTTTGTTTGATCACTTTGCCTTCTGGCAAAGCGATCAAATATGTTATTCGCTTTCGCTTTTCAAAAACGAAAGTAATCTCAAAACAACATAGAGAAATGAGTAATATAAAGTTATAAAATGAGCATAGACATTGTAAAACTAATTGAGAAAAACCCTCTTGTGAAACTGACTGGCAATTACCAGTCATCCATGATAGACAAAATCAAGGAAAAATTTAATACACACGAACAGCAGATGTTTGTTTCCAGTTTTTATTGTTATTTAAATTGTGATGACAAATTGGATTTTGTTATAGATTTGGATAATGTGTGGAAATGGCTGAGTTTTTGTCAGAAACAAAGAGCAAAGGAATTGCTTGAGAAAAATTTTGTTATTAATAAAGATTATAAATGTTTGCTCACTCTTGAAAGTGAGCAAAAAAAAGGAAGAGGTGGTCACAATAAAGAGATAATTATGCTTACCATCAACGCTTTCAAACGTTTATGTTTAAAGGCAGGAACAAAAAAGGCAGACGAAATACACGAATACTACATAAAAATGGAAAAAGTATTACAAGACATTTTGTTTGAAGAGTGCAATGCCTTGACAGAACAGGTAAAACAAATCAAACAAGAAAATACAAACAAGGAATTGGAATTCAAAACAAAATTGAAGGACCAAAAAACATTGGAGAAGGAAAAAATCTTGCTAAGTCAATTTTCAATATCCATTCCAATTGTTTACATAATTAAAGTGAAGTCGTTTGAAAACGGGCAATATATTGTAAAAATTGGTGAAAGTCGTCGCGGAATAACTGGCAGATACAATGAACATCGAAGCAAATATTCTGAATGTTTGCTGTTGGATGTTTTTGCAGTAAATCGCAGCAAGGATTTTGAATCATATATCCACAATCACAAATTGATAAGGGGCAACCGCATTCGTGATTTGGAAGGACATGAAAATGAACTCGAATTGTTTTTGATAGGAAAAGAGTTGTCATATCAAATGATTTTGGACGCAATAAATAGTCAAATCGACAATTTCCAAGAATCCAGCGCACAAAAATTAGATTTGGAAATAGAACTAGAAAAACTAAAATTGCAAACACAGCAAAATAATACTTCGGTTCTTGAAAAACAAGTTGCGCTGTTATTAGCAAAAATGGATAATTTGGAAAAACAAAATGCCGAAATGATGGAAAAACTGAAAACCCTTCAACCAAAAACGGTGACAGGATTTCAAGAACCACTTGTTACATTGGGTCCCCGACTTCAGAAGATCAATCCAGAAACATTGGAATTGGTTAAAGTGTATGAATGCGCCTCGGATGCCATGAAAGAGAATCGCAACATTAAACGCCCCAGTTTATCCAAAGCAGTTCTTGAAAATGCTGTGTACTGCGGATTTCGATGGTTATTTGTGAATAGGGATTTGGACGCGTCAAGACTAGAAAACATTGCACCCTCAAAGGTGTCCAAACAATACAAACAGGGATATATTGCCAAAATGACGGCAGATGGATCTGAAATTTTAAATGTTTACATTGACCGAAAAACTGCAGCGATGATGAATGGATATGATTCATGGTCGGCATTAGATACACCTGTGAAAAAAGGAACCGTGACGAAAGGACACGTCTACAAATTGTTTGAGGAATGTGAAAACAAAGAGTCCTTCATACAGAAGCATGGAAAAGAACCGTTGCTTTACAAAAATGGATTTGGCATATTTGATTCGACTGGTAAAATGGTGCGCGAATATGCGTGTAGATATGATTGCATCCGTTTTGAAAAAATCAGCGACAAGACCATTGCGAAGGCGATAGAGAAAAATGTTCCATATAAGGATATGTATTTCAGGGACCTTGGAGAGAAAGTGTCGTTTTCAGGTGGTGATGTCATTGGACTTTTTTATTAAATATGTTTGTGTAAAAAAAAATATAAAGAAAAATTGTGTCAATTTATAAAAATGAATCAAACCATTGAATCCTCTGTGACATGCGACAGTTCTCAGGAAGATGCAATAACCATTGTATGCGACAGTTCTCAGGAAGATGCAATAACCATTGTATGCGACAGTTCTCAGGAAGATGCAATAACCATTGTATGCGACAGTTCTCAGGAAGATGCAATAACCATTGTATGCGACAGTTCTCAGGAA